TATTTCAGAAATTAGTTTTTCATCATCTGAGACATTATTTTTAGGCCAAGGTGTAAATCTCTTTTTCTTCCTAGTAATACTGTGCAAATAGTCATAATGCCTCTTATTTGGGACATCTGGTCTCATATTCATTTCATTAGCAGCAAGAATAGTATCAGGATACAAAGAGAAAGCTTTGTTCACAATGTAAGCGTCATATTCCGATCCTACTTCATCCACAGGATCTTTTTCTGCTGAAATGTTTTTCACATAGTCGAAGAGCTTCACTTAAACACACACCCAGCCATAATTTCAGTCAAACACGCAGTCGTGTTGATTTCTGGATTGGCAACAAAAGCTTGTTTGTATTGATAATCCGCAAGGATAATTACAAGCTGTGCTATAGAAGCCTTCTCAAGATACTCAGAAGCGTTGGAGTAGATGTTAGTATAAAGTGTGTCAGGATGAATGTCATTGTTATGAGACACCCACTTACGAACTTCAGTAAAGTTTTTCTCTTTAAGGTGTTTGAATAGAGATCGATACTCTTCATCGAAAGAGCTGACTGCTTCTGCTACAAGTTCGCCCGTAGAAGAAAAATACTGTGCCTCATTTAAAATTTTTCTAAAGTCGGGGAAGTACTTTTCCATAAGAAGAACGACTGTCTTCTTATCGTATTCAACACCTTCTTCATCCAGAATACCCTTCAGTCTCTTGAAGAATTGTGAAGCAATTTTTGCCCTTTCCTCTTTGCCGATTTTAAATTCTACATGAGAACAACGTGATCTAAGAGGCTGAAGAATCTTATTAGCATAGTTGCACGTCAGGATAAAACCACAATTCTTCGAAAATTCTTCCATAAAGTTTCGAAGAGCGGGTTGTGTTGAGTTAGGATTTAGATAATCAGCTTCATCAAGTATGACATACTTCCTACTACCTGTCATCGAAACTGCCGAAGCAAACTGCTTAATCTTAACTCTCAATGTATCAATGTTTCCATCTAAGGAACCGTTGATCACAATATAGTCACAACCCAACTCCTCCAACATGGCCTTGGCAACCGTTGTTTTACCAACGCCAGATGAACCAGAAAATAACAAGTTTGGTAGATCACCTTTATCTACAAAACGTTGCAGTTTCTCTTTGATATTTTCCGGTAGTACAACATCGCTAACTTTTTTAGGACGATACTTTTCCGTCCAGATTGCTTCACTGACAATCATACATCACCTCGAACACTTACAGCATAAACCACTGGCGTTTCCTTACCTTTGAAAACACCAAACGGAGAATTAGCATCAAGACACACATCATAGTCTCCGTCGATAAGCTTTAGACTATCGAAAGAAAACGTTATTGGTAAGGTATCTTCGTGTTCTGTTTCTGTTATGATGGTTGTCCAATCATCAATTGTTCCATTTTCAAGATCAACTGCTCTTACGACAATCTTGCCATTTTCACACTGAAACTGTGCTTCTGGCATGTCTAGAAGAGCTGCAGCCTTTCTAAGAACAATTACATCATTTTTAGACATTGTGAAATTGACACTTCCTTCGAAAGAAGTGACATGATTTGGATCTACTTTCTTGTAGATAATCATATCTTTAGAAGCGTACTGGTATTTTACGCTGTGTCTTCCTGACTTAATCTCAACAAACTTTTCATCAAAATCAAATTCAGGATTAGGCATCATAGAGACAATATTAAGAAATCTAGATAACTCATAGATCCCAAAAGGCTTGTCGAAAGTCTCACTCACATACGCAAACGCAAAGACATTTTCATAAGGTGAGGTAGTCTGGATCAAAGACCCAGACTCCACGTAAACAGAAGGATTGATAGTTGAAAAGTTTTTCAAAATATCAATCGTTTCTTTCGATAAATTCATCACTTTCTCGTCTTCTTAAGCTGGTTCATATCTGCAGTAGCAACAGCACCGATCTGTGCCAATGCCCCAAGACTACCACCAAAGATGTATGATCCGCAATGCTTAAGTTCCATCCAAGGACACAACCACACCTTCATTCCTGCTTTGCGTGTGTTGTAACAGAACATGTAGTCCTCTGACAGATACCGCTTCGATTCTGGATCAATGATACAATCAAAGTATGCCATAATCTCTCTAGAGCCATCAAAATGCTGTGTTCTAACATGATCAGGCTTGTACTTGTATTCTGGATAAACCTCATCATACTTTTCGAAGGTCTCCCGACGAATCATCATAAAGCCCGTACCTGCCTCACCAACCTCTACAGGTTCGTTAATTGGAACTGCCTTCTGACCTGCAACAGGATTAAAAACATAATCACCTACAAAGTGTTCAAGTTGATTTGGATCATCATCAGCAACACCCTGATCTACTGCCTGTTTAATCTTTTCCCAAGAGATGTTTTTCTTTGGATATGGTCCAGCAATAATATCGTACTCAGATTCTTCATCTTGTAATGCCATAAGTGCAAGCACGTCTTTAGGATCAAAACCAATATCGGAGTCAATAAACATGAGGTGTGTAAAGCCAGACCTCATAAATTCATCAACACAATAATTTCTTGCTCTTGTGATCAGAGACTCATTGAAAAGGTAATAAAATCGAATCTCAATATTATACTTTGCACAAACAGCAGCCAAATCTGCTGTCGATCTTGCAAACATGCCGTGACATTGACCACCGTACATTGGTGTTGCCACAAACAATTTCCTTTTCTGTAACTCCTCAATAGAAATTTCAGTTTTCATTATCTACCTCGTTCTTGTTAAACCAAACTATTCACCATAATTGCCTTGGTACTCACCATTGCTTTCTGATTCCAAAATAAGATACTGACCAATTCTAGTACCTTTCTTAATCTTTGCTGTGCCTGTAGTAACAACCAACAAGGCAACCATAGAACCTTTGTACCCTGTATCATAAAGACCTGAACAAAGATAAACACCGTTACGAATAAGTGTTGATCTACTAATAACAACACCAGCTTCCTGTTGTCCAATCTGGACCTTGTTTTTCATCGTAACTTTATAAGAACCCGGTTCTAAAACATAAAACCCATCAGCATGTACTGATAGTTTAGACGTAATTCTGTGCTTCTTTTCATTATCATCTAAGACAAAATCAGAAGCCTCAATCTTTTCTACCTCATCCAGACGAATATCTACAGCATTAGGCTGCACATCACCCTTTTCAACATCAGTGATTTTAGTGTCTGTGAACTGTGATTCAGGATGTAGGAGCATTTCTATTTTCCTCTTCAAGTGTGTACATCATTAATATAATGTAATGGATTGCTTTTAACAGATCTTTTTTGTTTTTACCATCTTTTTTTCCGTATCTGAGCAAATATTTCAAAGCATTATCTCTTGCTGTCCATTCGAGTGTTCCTAAAGCTTCCCAAACATCTACAGCCTGCATATCTGTTTTCTTGCTTTTGTAGTGTTGGCTATAGGTTGATTCGATATACTCTTCAACCTCGAATAAGATTTCATTTTCTCTGTACTTAAAATTGCTCATTTTTGTTTGACAACTTTTTTCCTGTTTTTCAAAGCTTGCTGTCTGTGATAAGACGTAGCCTTATTGTAGAACACCTGACCGTTAATATTGTCAATATGGTGAAGAAGATTTCTAGCAGTCAAACCAACAAATTTTTCTACGTTAAACTCTCCGTTGATATCTTGAAACCTAACCCGAACACCAGAAGGTCTTTTGACCTTACAGATGATATCTTTCCGTGTGATATCAGTTTCCTCTAAGTAAACCTCTTCCCCGAAAGTAGTTGTCACTACAGGATTGAACATTGCAAAAATTGGCTCTGCATCCAAAACAATAACTCTTGCATTCACCCCAATCTCATTGGCCGACAACGCAAGTGCCTTATGTTTTCTTAACGTCTCAACCATTTCGATAGCCAATTTTCTCGGATCCTCAACTGGTTTATTGAAATCAAAGGGATCCAACTTAGTTGTGAGAATATCATCTTTAGGATCAACAATTTTTAAATCATTCATTACGCAACCTTACTAAAACCTTTCACCTTTTCAAACTTTATAACATTGTCAAAGGAATCATATAACTGATCTCCTTTGTGACTGATGATGACAATGTTAGACATGTCATCTGTTTCATTGATTAGTTTCATAAAGTCATCTGTTCCTCCAGAGTCCAAGGAGGAGTCGAACACTTCATCCATAATCAAAATGTTTGTCGAAACACTGTTCTTGAGTTTTGCAATCTTTCTCCATGTAAAAAGAAGAGCAAGATCAATTCTAAACTTCTCTCCCTCTGAGAAAGAGTCATAACTAAAAACATCCCTGTGTCGTGACAGAATCTTCTCTGAGAAGCCCTCATCAAGCTCAAAACTGACGAAGAAGTCCATAGC